AAGGTATGCAAATCGGGCGATGAAAAACGCGAGGACAAAGTATAAAACGCCGTGTCGATGCTTGACTTGCTTAAAGCCAGAGCGAGAGGAATTCGAGTGGTTGACGATGTTGGTTTGTGGCGATGAGGCCTGTTTTATGAATTGCGATACGTGTACGGATAGGCCGATTACGACTTACTGTCATGTAGCTGAGCTGGAGGTGATGAGCGGATGAAGCGTGAGGAGTATAGACAAGGTATCCCAACTGATATCCGAACGGTACTGCCAAAAGGCGAAACAAAACCCTGTATGCGTGGTGTGCTCGACCTAGATTTGTACAACCGAACGGGCGAGGTTGAGATGATCGAACCATTTGAGGAGTTCGTGCCGCCAGTGGATCCGTTTGCCGCGCCAGAACATAACCCATATGTGAAGAGAAAGGAGATGTATATTTTGAACCCTAATAAGCCGAAGAAGGAAGCCTTAGAACGACACCTAAGGGCTGGCATGACCGCTCCAGAGATCGCCGAAAAATACGATGCGTCAACAGCTACCGTGTATAACTGGATCAGGGGATATGGATTGCAGGGGATTAAGGGGCAGAAGTTGCCGAAGTCAGCACCAGTTTCAGCACCGGTTGACGATGTGGTCCAGCACTCTCCAACATTGGCTGAGGTCGAGCAGTTTCATACGGATGTCGAGGTGCAGGAGTTACCGAAGGTGGAGATGGACGCAGTTACGGAAATGAAAGTATACCATTGCGCTAAGTGCACGGAAAACTTCACTGCTAAGGAATATTCACGCTTATGTCCAACGTGTTACACGGATTCACTCATCGGTCCGCTGGGCATGTCAGCCGAAGAAAACATGTCAGACGCGGAATGGGAGGCAAGTAAGGCTATCGACGAGGCATGGAGGAATGTTCGCTCAGGCATAGGAGCGCTCGAGTGCTTGTATGTGGCTGAAGCTAAGAAATCATTCCGGGAGCGATTGCGCGAGATGCTGACCGAAGTGGTTGAAGGATTAGAGGAGGAAAAACAATGAGTATTAAGATTAATCGACTAGAAATCGAAAACGTAAAACGTGTTAAGGCGGTAAGGATTGAGTTTACAGAGAATGGCCTAACCGTAATTGGCGGCAAAAACAAGCAGGGTAAAACCTCTGTATTGGATGCCATCGCTTGGGCTTTGGGAGGGGAAAAGCACCGACCATCTGATGCACAACGTGATGGATCAGTTATCCCGCCCAATCTAAATATTGTGCTATCAAATGGCTTCGTCGTTGAGAGGAGGGGAAAAAACAGCGACCTGAAGGTTATCGATCCCAATGGCAAGAAGGGAGGCCAGCAATTACTTAACGAGTTTGTCGAACAATTAGCGCTAGATCTACCTAAGTTTATGCAATCATCCAGCAAGGAAAAGGCCAACACTCTCCTACAGATCATTGGGGTTGGCGACAAGCTCTATGAGTTAGAAAAGCAGGAACAGGAAGTATACAACCGGCGCAAAGCCATTGGTCAGATTGCGGACCAGAAGCAAAAGTTTGCCAAGGAAATGACCTACCATCCGGACGCTCCCAAGGAACTTATTTCAGCGGGTGATCTGATCAAGCAGCAGCAGAACATACTCGCTAAGAATGGCGAGAATCAGAGGAAACGATCTCAAGTATTCTTTTATCAAGATTCTTTACAACTTGCCAAGCAACAAGCAGTAGATATGGAAAATAAATTAAAAGAGATTCAGGAGAAATTGATTCAAGCTCAAGAGAAATTAGTTCAAGCGCAAGAGGATCTCGAAATTGCCCAGAAATCAACCCTAGATCTCCATGATGAGTCCACGGAAGAACTGGAGAATAATATCAACAACATTGAAACGATCAATATCAAGGTAAGGGCCAATCTAGACAAGGACAAGGCTGAGCAGGACGCCCTCGAGTACAGCAATCAGTACAACGCGCTTACTGCCCAGGTTGAAAGCGTTAGGAAAGAAAAGACTGATCTACTCACGAATGCCGACCTCCCTCTCCATGGGCTATCCGTAGTGGATGGCGAGTTGACTTATAACGGTAAGAGATGGGACGGGATGAGTGGATCTGAGCAGTTGCAAGTATCAGTGGCCATCGTCAGAAAACTTAATCCGAATTGTGGCTTTGTTCTCATGGACAAGCTGGAGCAGATGGATATGGATACGCTAAACGAGTTTGGCCAGTGGCTAGAGGCTGAGGGTCTTCAAGCGATTGCGACCAGAGTATCAACAGGCGAAGAGTGCTCAATCATTATCGAAGATGGCTATGTCAAGGGAGCAGACGAACCGGTTCAGGTTCAGGAAGCTCCTAAATGGAAAGCGGGTGAATTTTAATGCAAATATCACGCGGAGTTGTGAAGAGGGCTCAAAAGGTTGTTGTATATGGCCCCGAGGGCATCGGGAAGTCTAGTTTCTTGGCGAAGTTCCCTGGTATTATTTTCGACGACACAGAGGGTAGTACGCTTCACATGGATGTTGCCAGGACCCCCAAGTCTAGCAGTTGGACATTACTCCTTGAACACGTCAGATACTTCATAAAGAATCCTCACGAATTAAATACTTTTGGACTCGATACAGCGGATTGGGCAGAGAAGTTATGCGCCATAGAGCTATGTGCAAAAGCTGGCAAAGATGGCATAGAAGGGTTTGGATATGGAAAAGGGTACACCTATCTGTCTGAAGAGTTCGGAAAATTACTAAACTTATTAGAAGAACTTGTTGAAGCTGGAGTAAATGTTGTAATAGCGGCTCATGCTTTTACGAGAAAGTTTGACCAGCCAGACGAGATGGGATCATACGACAGATGGGAATTGAAGCTTACAAAGTATGTGGGGCCATTGGTTCGAGAATGGGCAGACATGGTCCTGTTCGCCAACTACGAGACCTATGTTGTCAAAACTGATGATAAAAAGAACAAGGCCCAAGGCGGCAAGCGAATCATGCATACAGCCCATCACCCATGTTGGGATGCTAAGAATAGGCATGATCTAGGCATTAAATTACCTTTTGATTTCAAGGAAATTGCCCACTGCATTCCGATTAAGGGCGAATCGGCTTCACCAAAGCCACCTGTCAAATATTTAGACTTAGACGATCAACCAGCCAATACACCAGAACCGAAGACATCCGAGCAACCTAAGGAAAAACCCAAGGAGCAACCTAAGCAGGATCTGCCACCTGAGTCACAAAATGTTGCAGCCTTAGACAATTACCTTGCTCAAGAGGCTAAGGAAAAGGAGCAACCAGGGCAATCGCAAGAGACACCAAAGCAAGACCTTACGGGTGTGCCGAAACCATTGGCCGACCTGATGACCACAAATAATGTCACAGTAGAAGAAATTCAACAGGCTGTCTCCAGTAAGGGATATTACCCAAAGAATACGCCGATTGAAAATTATGATCCAAATTTTACTAACGGGGTTCTAATTGGCGCATGGGTTCAGGTGTTCCAGATGATCAAGGACTTTAGGGATGACGTGCCATTTTGATGCCGACCTTTATGTCGGGTGCAAAGTTTAAATAAAAATTAGGAGGAAAAAGACATGAGTGAGGGACGCGAATTAGGCTGGGACGATCAAATAGAACATGATGGTGCGGATTTTGTAACTCTTCCGGAAGGTGATTATGATTTCGAGGTTATTGATTTTGAGAGGGCTCGTCATGGTGGTAGTGAAAAACTACCGGCTTGCAACAAGGCTATTGTTCACATTAAGGTCCAAGGAGTTCAGGGTATCACCGTAATCAAGCATCAACTCTTTTTACACTCTATCACTGAGGGGTTATTGTGCGCCTTCTTTACGGCCATCGGTCAGCGGAAGAAGGGCGAAAAAGTAACTATGAACTGGGGCGCTGTGATCGGATCGGGTGGTAGGGCTAAAGTTGGAATCCACAAATGGACAAGTGAAAAATCTGGGGAAACACTTACCAGGAATGAAATTAAAAAGTTCTATGAGCCTGCAGAGGGGCCACAAAATAGCAAAGTAGGATTTACGGCTGGGAGCTTTTAGTTATGAAATTAAGGCCATATCAGGAATCAGCAAAAGCAGCTGTATTTGAGCAATGGGATAACGATATTCTCAAGACTCTCCTAGTGCTGGTAACAGGCGGGGGGAAGACAATAGTTTTTTCTAAGATTGCCGAAGAGTGCGTTAGAAATGGTGAGCGAGTTTTAATACTCGCCCACCGCGGTGAATTGCTGGATCAGGCAGCTGACAAGATGATGAAAGCGACAGGGCTCGGATGTGCGGTAGAAAAAGCGGAAAATTCTTGCCTAGATAGTTGGTACCGAGTGGTTGTCGGATCCATTCAAACGCTCATGAGAGAAAAGAGACTCATGCAGTTTCCGCCCGACTACTTTGATACGATCATCGTCGATGAGGCCCATCACTGCATATCGGATAGTTACCAGAAAGTACTTAATTACTTCGATAAGGCAAAGGTGCTAGGAGTTACTGCAACCCCTGACAGGGGCGACATGAAAAACCTCGGGCAATATTTTGAAACATTAGCCTATGAATACACGTTACCAAAAGCAATTAAAGAAGGTTATTTGTGCCCCATCAAGGCACAGACCATACCGCTTAAGCTAGACTTAACGGGCGTAGGCACACAGGCGGGGGATTACAAGACTGCCGACTTAGGGACAGCGCTTGATCCATATCTCCACCAAATAGCAGACGAAATGGCGAAGTGCTGCATGGATCGCAAGACGGTGGTATTCCTACCGTTAATTAAAACGAGTCAGAAATTCAGGGACATTCTAGAATCTCGAGGGTTCAGTGCGGCGGAGGTCAATGG